ACAGCGAAGAGATAACCTCACAGATTCCTAAGTACATAACAAAACAAGTAGAGAAGATAGCTGGTTCACAAGCAGAGAATACTATTGTTGTTGGTACAAGCGGGGATCGTAATACATTGTTTGTGTATAAGTACTTCTGGTCGAATAAAGAAAAGATACAGAGTGCTTGGATGAAGTTCACCTTTGGTCGGGAGGTACGAGGGTTTGACTTTATCGACAGTAACTTGCATTTGTTCACTAAGGACGACGATGGGTTACACCTTGAGAAGCTTACACTTGAAGATGGTATAAAAGATGCTGGGTTAGATTATACGTTATACTTAGACAGTAAAGTGGATGGAGCTGATGAGGATATAGTAGTATCGTTATACAACCCATCTACTAAAGTTACTCGTGTGTCTGGTATACCGTACAACTTAAGCATTAATACAGACGCTACGATCTACACGAAGTTAGGTAATGAGCGAGCTATCACTATTGTAGATTCTAGCACTGTAGATGTTAGCGGTCCTTTAGCTAGTTATGTAACATACGACGGTACTATTTATAAGTGTGATACAACACATACATCCACAGCTTCTGACACTCCTGATACAAGTGATAATTGGAGTACGACATCAGAGGTGTCTACAGCTGTTGCTTGGTCTGCTGGTAAGTTCTACAACAACGATAAATACTTCTTTATAGGTATCCCGTACAATATGTTGTACAGGTTCTCCGATCAAACACTTAAGCAACCAACAGAGCGTGGAGGACGAAGTGCATCTGATTACGCTTTTCAAACGATCCGTAACGGTAGCTTGAACTACGCAGAGACTGGACACTTCACCGTTGAAGTAACTCCGAAGTTCAGAGACAAGTATACATACGCATTTAATCCTGACATCGTTGGTGCTAACTTAACACTTAATGCTTTTACCCCACAGGACGGTCACTTCCGATTCCCTGTACAGTGTCAACCTAACGAAGCAAAGATAGAAGTTGTTACCGATTCTGCTTTACCAGTTAAGCTATTAGCGGCAGAGTTTGAATCGATGTTCATACCGAGAAGTAGAAGATATGGAGCTTAGGATAGATGAAGCACAACTTGATATAGATGCTGTTGATCTGTATGAAGACTTACGGGAGGACGATATGCTAGAGATACTAGGACTTATGCACCACCCTAGAGATGCTGTATATACATCGTATAGCTGTTCTACTAAGTGCTACAGTGTAAAGGATGAGATGAATAACTTGTACTGTTCCTTTGGTGTAGCTCCTATTGAAGGCACTAATATCGGAAGTGCTTGGTTATTAGGTACTAGAAGATTACCGACGATTAAGAAGTTCTTCTTGAAACACTCCAAGGAACGTATGGAAGGATTGTTAGACGGCTTTGATTACCTCACTAACTTTGTTATGAAGAGTAACACGTTGAGCTATAGGTGGTTGAAGTGGTTAGGTGCAGAGTTTAACGATTGTCACTTGGACGGCTATATGTCATTTATATTAGAAAGGAAGTAATTATATGTGTTTTCCAGCAATAGGTGCAGCAATGTTAGGATTCGGTTCAGCTGGGGCAGCGACTGCGGCTACAGGTATAACAGCTACGGGTTTAGGTATAATGGCGGGTACTACTGCTTTAGGTATAGCTTCCCCGATAGTCAGTGCGGTTGGTCAGCGTCAGCAAGCAAAACAGCAGATAGAGTTTCAAAAACAATCTCAACAAGCTGCTATCAAAAAACAACAGTTTCAAGCAACAGCTGCTAACTTAGAATTGCAACAAAAAAGAGAAGCTATTGCACAACAAAAAGAGCAGATAGCTAGAACTTTTGAAAGGGCTGAATCGACAGAAAGAGCTAAAGGTGCTGTGGCTCAATCGGTTGCTATAAGCAATGAACTTAAAAGACAGCTGGGAACGCAATACAATAGATTAGGTCAGCAGCAAGGATTGTATGAATTACAACACAGCTTAGGTGTTCAACAAATGGGGTTAGCAGGTGAGCAAGAGCTGTTATCACTTAGTCAACCAGTACAAACGCAAAGCCCATTAGTTACTACATTGAGTGCATTAAGTGGTGGGATGCAGGGCATGAGTTCTGGTATGCAGTTTGCACAATATACTAGACCTAGACAAAACGTATCAATAAAAACAACAGGATAATATGTCTGAACTTCTACAATTAAGACCCATACAACCTGTTGATCTTCCCGGGTTTCAGTACAGTATAACTAGACCCCAAGCAGGTAGGAATAAATACCAAGACCTAGCGGATGTTCTATCACAGATTAATCCAGCTCTCGCACAGTTCGGTAGAATAAGTGCAGCTAAACAACAGCTGATACAACAAGAAGAGGAAAGGAAACGTAAGGAATACGAAGCACAAGTACAAGCTGGTAGAGAGGCTGCTTATTTTGGAGACGATCCTATATCAGATGGTTTAAAAAACGTATCACGTAAAGCCGTAGAGAGTGGTCAATTATTAGATAAGGATAACGCAGCTTTTCAGATAGGAGCATTACAAGCACAAGGAGTTACCGCAGTTAAAGGTCCTTACCGTGATATGTTATACAATCAGCTTAATACGCTTGAGGAAGATATTGGTGAGTTTATTGAGAAATCAAGATTAGAGTTTATAAAGCGACCAGAGTTTGCTAATCCTTCTGTTCGTTCTTTTGCTTTTGAGGAGTTCAATAAAGTCGAGGACGAGTTTAGGAATGATGTTGAAAAAAGAAGAGACGAGGTAAGAACAGAGACATTTAAAAGAGCTTGGTTAGAATTAGGCAGACCTGTAGTTAACGGTATTATATCAGGAGGATTAGATGTTAATGATCCAAATATGATTGGGTGGTTGAATCACTCTGCTGGTGTGTTTAATGGTTCAAATAATTATGCATGGAATAACTTGATTAGCGAAACTTTAAACGAAGGTTTATCTAAAGACCCTAGTGAAGAAGGAAGTATATCACCACAACAAGCTGAAACGTTTTTAGATAAGTTACGCACTTTAGATTTAGGTGGTGGTGTTAAGTTTGCTGATGCTGAAGTAGGTAATTCTATAACAAGCTACTACGATGTAATTAATGATAGACGGTCTAAGTGGGAGGCGAGGAAAAACGAACAATATAACAAGCAATATAGAATCGACTTAGCACAAGCTGAAACGGAACTATTAGAATTAATGGGGGATGGTGAGGTAGTATCGCCTACTGATGAAGCTAGGATTAAAAAAGAATTAAGAGCTAAAACCCCGGTGCATTTACAAACACAAGTAAACAAAGATATAAATGATCTTTTAAAAGAACTAGTTAAACCCAGCACCGAATCGACTCAACTGTCTGTTGCTAATTTTGAGTTATTAATAGATGAGGGTGATGATTTAGATAAAACATTGGATAGCGTAATGAAGGCAGCTGCTAACAGGGCTATCACTCCAAAGGAAAGAAATACATTAATACAGAGAATAGAATCTTCTAGGAACTTTACCAAATTAGTATACGACGATCCTATAATGAAAACATTAAGGAACGGATACAGGGAAACGATTACAGGATTTGAGCAAGTTAAACCGGGGCAAGCACCGACGGGTATTCGTTTGGGATTTTTTACTAGGCTAGGCGTATCTGCTGAAGAACAAAAAGAAGCCGCGGTAGGTGAAGGCGGTATGATTGCAACTGAAGATAATTACGGCGTTTATTACCAAATACAAAGATCAATGGGTAAAGACGCTGCTGATATGTTTGTTAATAAAAGATATGTAGCTTTTGAAAAAGATTTAAAACAAGCATTTCAAGCTCAATTTGAAGAACTAGAACTAGATGAACAAACCAGTCCACAAGAAGCTAAAGCTAAAATAATGGAACAAATGGAAGTCATAAGTGATAAAGTATTTAAAAGATGGACGGAAGAATCTATTGCTATGGCTGTAGATAAATATAAAGTACAAAGAAATTTATTAGAAGGCATTTAACATGGCTATTGAAAATACAGACGATAAAATCTTAAGTCCATTTTACGGTCGAAAGGAAGACATAGACCCTAGAGACCCGGAACAAGAGGTCACACAAGAGCAGAAAGCTCAGATGGTAGATCAATTTAAAAGCGATACTAAAACATTTTTAGATAAAGAAGAATCTCGCATTATTGAAGACGTAAAGACGCAAAAGCCTGTACCTGCGTTAACTAGGATTGAAGAAATAGAACAAACCCCAGAAGGTCAAATACCTACCCGTCTTAGGCCGGGAGCTTACACACCGTCTAAACCTCAAGTTGAAATACCAACTAAATTACCAGATCACGGTATTAGAGCACTGTATACTACTGAAGAAAGAATTTTAGAAAGAGCTGTACAAGTAACTGGACTACCTCCCGAAAGCCCAACTAACCATCGTATAGCGGCTATGTTAGCTGAGGGTGATCCGTTTTCTACTGAGGCTTTTGAGAGAGCTAGGCAAGAATCCATTAAGCTTTTCAAAATGGGGTTAGCTCCACACCCAGACTACGATGAATCGTTCGGTAAAGAGGTGGCTGATTTTGTAGATTGGGCTAATCCTATGGCGGTAGAAATTTTAGGTACACTAGGTACAGCCGTTGTTACTTCGCCTTTGTTAGCTTCTCCAGACCCTGTAACAAAAGCCACATGGTACGGCGTGAATTCGTCTTCAGCTGCTTTTTGGAACTATGTTGCCCAAATAATGGAGGTAGGGTCAGGAAAACGAGAAGAAGTTAGATGGTCTGAAGTATTTGCGTCTGGTGCTATGGGTGCTATTTCGGGGTCAAAGATAGTAAAAAACGCTAGCACTTGGCAAGTAGTAAAGAGGAGGGGAATTGAAGGAGCTAGTATGGGAGCCGGTTATGAGGCTGTTAAGTTAGGCTTTGACGCTCTTTACGGCGATGCGGATGTAAGCGGTTGGGGTATGGTAGGGTCGGCTTCTGCTGGTGCTGTTATAGGTGCACTTCTAGGTAGATGGGAAAAAGCTTTTGTTATATATGAGTCTAGCTCAAGTGAACAGGGAGCAGCTTTTCTTAGGAAAATGCTAACTGATAATATAAAAGAGATAAAAAAGGAATTGAAGCGAACCGAGAAAAAGGGAGGCATTAATCAAAAATTAAGAGACAAAATTGCTAAGAACGAACAAAAGCTACAAGAACTAGTACCAACTGAAGAGCAAGTAACACAAAGAGCTATTGATGCTTTGGAGCAAGCTGAGAAAAAACAAGCGGAAGAAGTAGCTAAAGTTGCTGAATCATTTAAACAAACAGAAGCCTTTAAGTTATTTCAAGATATTGATGTAGAAGGTGTTGGTGGTGCTGCTGCTAGCAGAGGGGTTCCCGGTGTTTTACCTAAGCAATTAGCCGGAGCAAAACCTCAATATAACTACGGAGACCTAAACATTGAACTTAACTTTGAGAACGATATAGCTAAAGCACTTTACATTGCAGGTAGTGGACAAAGCTCAAAAAGAAAACAAGAATACATTGATTGGTTAAAGTCTCAAGGAATTGAGGATGTAGAGGGATTAGCGAAACAAGTAAGGGATGGTATTAAGTCACAAGCTAAAGCTGGACAAGATAGTGTATTTATTAAATCGCCTTTAAAATTTGTAGAACCTCCAGCTCCAAAACCAGATGGACTAAAAAAACCTACGGACGGAAAAGAGCCTACGGCAGTAGAACCCGACCCAGAAATTCAGCAGAAAGCTAGGGCTATATTAGACGATTTCATGGGAGGCGAAGGCACTCGTGAAGTTGATCCTTTAACTGGTAAAGTACAGGACACTAAAGACGAAGTCAAAGCTAGGCTGTTAACAGATGATACAGAAAAACAAAGGTTTATAAACGTTGTATCCCAAGTAATGGACCAAGACCTGAAGAATGTAAAAGGCGGTCGTATCGGGCAACTAGAGTATTTAGCACAAGTACAAAACGAACTAGATAGAAGACTTGGCACAAAAGCTAGTCAAGAATTAGGTATAGTTTTAAACGCCGCTCAGGTAACAGATAACTTTGAAGTGGCAGACGCTATTAGAAAGCTAGGAATACACATGTCAGCTAATGGTGCTGTTATGGTACAAGGCTATGATGACCTAATAAAATTTTTAGATAACGCTGATTTAAATGACCCTAACATAATTGCAGATGCTACTAGTGGTATATTAAAATTAATACCACAACAATTAGCTTGGAAGAAAGCAGGTGCAGAATCCGGTAGGTTATTACAAGCTCGTAAGTACACTAAAGATATTTTAACTACACAGCAAAAGAAAGTATTATCAGGGTTAGAAAGAAATCTTGTTAAGGATTTAGATGAAGCTAAGAATCTTACTGAAGAACAACTTGAGGATCAGTTAAAAACATTAGGGGATATAGAAGTTGTAAAGAAATTATTAAAAGCGATACAACAAGCAGACGACACAGCTGAAGTACATCAGATACTAACGGATCAGCAAAAGTCGTTTCAAAAAACTTGGAAAGAACAAGCTAAGGAATATTTATCTGATCCATTAGACCCGAATAAAAAGATACCTTATTTACAAGACCCGTATACTGGTGAAGCTCCTACTGAATACGCTAAAGTAAGAGATATGGTTGCTGATGTTCTGTATTTCAAAATGTTAAATAATCCAGTTACTCATAGTAAAGTACTCATATCTAATACCGTTATGACTAACTATAATGCGATGAATGGTTGGATTGGTGCTAAATTCATGGCTACATTACCTTGGTCGAAAGAAGGGATTAGTAAACAAGAGTGGCAAAGAGCTGGGGATTTTTGGCAAAGGGTTGCGTCTTCTTATGGTACATTTGGAGCTATCGCTAACAAGGAAGCTATGAAAACTTTAAAGTCTGGCGAATCTGATTTACGGTCTCATTTTGAGAGATTTGGTAAGTCTTCTTTCTCGATGGAGCGTACTGGGTTATCTGGTCCCTTGGGTGCTTCTTTAGAAAACGTAGGAAGAGCTGTAGATATGCCCGGTAAAAGTATGGCTGCAATAGATGTTAAGACTAGATTAAACTTAGCTCACGCTATGACTCGTGCTAAGGCAGAAATGGATTATCAAAAAGCTGTGCAAAATGGTGAGCAAGTAGGAACATTCCAGCAATATTATAACAACTTTGTAAGTAAAGTATTTACTGAGTCTAAAGGTAAGTTAATGAGCGAGGATCAAGTAAGAAGAAAAGCTATATTAATGGCTGATAAAGAAGGAGTAGCCCCAGAGAACTTAGCTTCTTACATGGATAACTTTGTTAAATTAAATTGGAATAAAGACGTAAGTGAGTTTGTTGACTACATACAACGTAATTTAAAAGAAGTTACATTTACTGAAGAGATAGGAGAATTTGCAAACCCGAATATTATTGAAAAGGGTGCTTATTTCATGGAGCAATTTATACGAACATATCCTCTTTTAAATGTTGTTTTAAACCCTTTCATGCGTACAGGTAGAAATATACATAGAGGAGCAGCTGCTGTTACTAGTCCTGTATTAACCTTAAGTGCCGCCATAGATAAGATACCAGTAGCTAACAGAACTCCTGTTATTAAAAATGTACCTAGAATCGCCGAGAGGCTTTGGTCTAAAACAGCTAAAGATTTAGCAAGCGACGATCCAATTATAGCCGCTAGAGCTAGGGGTCAGCAAATATCAAGCGTTGGTCTTTTATTGACTGCTTGGGGATTAGCTGAAGGCGTTGATGGTGTTGTGCAATTCGTAGGCACTGAAAGCCAAGATTGGCGGATGAAGAAAGCTATTAGGAGTGCTACGGGAATGCCGGAATATACGCTTCGTCTAGCAGACCCCACAAGACCCGGTAAAATGAAAGCTATTAGTTTAGCTGCTTTTGAACCTTTTAATACTATTATGAGCGTAGTGGCTGACATGAAAAGCTTAAGTAATGGTACGGTAGCACAGCGAGAAGAGTCTAGGGATTTATTTGAAGTATTTACATTAGCTTTAGCAAATAACATAGCTAATAAATCTTATTATAAAAATGCAGGCGATCTTATGAAGTTAATAACTGAAGCTACTGGTGGTGAGGAAGACGCAGCTCGGGCATTTAAGATGTTGAAAGGGCTAGCTGGTCAATCTGTTTCGTCAGCTCAAAATGCTTTAACCGTTATGTCTGACGATGTTATCCGTGAAAACAACACAGTAATGCAAGTAATAGCTAGACGAATGAACGGACTCGCTAAACTTGTGCCTCCAATGCGTGATATATTCGGAGATATAGAAGTAAGAAATTATAATAAAAGAGGAGGCGGACTTTCAATATTATCGCCAATAGGTATATTTAATGAAAGAGGCGATATAGATAAATATGTAGAGATTGACGAGGTTACTGGGTTTAGGACATTAAAAGTACCTAAGATTACTAAAGACTCTGTCGCAAAAGAATTAAGAGATAAGAAAAAAGGTAAGAAACTAACTGAAGACGAAATAGAATTAGCTTACCAAGAAAAACTAAGAGAAGCTGCTTATGCTGTCTGTATCGAATTAGGAGTATCCCCTCAGTTCAACGGTGGGACTACTAAATGGAACGGTATTAATTTAGAGGAAATACGAGACTCGGAAACTCAACAAGACGCATTTGATCGATGGCAGGAAATAGCTAATGAGATGAAGTTAAGTTCAGCTCTTATGCCTTCTAAGAAAGGTAAGACTATGAAGGAAGCTATTGTTGAATTAGCTAGTGGAGGTGGTTACCCTTCATTGGGTCGTTTTGATTATTCGACTGGAGTGAGGAGATCGCCTAAAACAGCCCTACCTGAAGGAACTAAACAAGAAGATGCAGCAAGAACAAATGTTATTAAAGGTGTTTTTAAAACATACAGAGATATAGCTTTAGAGCAGCTTAAAAAAGAGTTTCCGATATTAGAAGGACAGCTTGAGGCTGAAGAAGAATTTGGAGAAAAATTAGATAAACCGCTTAAACCTAAGTCATCAAGAGAATCAGAAGCTGAGTATCAGCAAAGATTGCAAAAACGAAGAGAGTTTGAATTAGGTACTAAGGAAACGCAATTCCCGGTAGAGCAATACAAAGAACAACAAGTGCCATCTAAACTAGAGGAATTAATGTTACCGTTCAGAAGAAACTAACTTGCTCTTCTCTCTCAATAATTAATAATATATCATCATGGCTGTCACATACATAGACCACGCAGGAACCCAAGGGCAAACGGACTTTACATTTACTTTCCCTTATCTCGAAGACGAACACATCAAAGTAGAAATTGACGGCGTAGACACTACTGACTTTACTGTAGTAGCTACACCTACAGCTAAGATCGTACTTGATACAGGATTAAGTGCTGCTGCTGCTGTACGTGTAAGACGACGTAGTGCTCCTAATGAAAACCTCGTAGACTTTGTAAACGGTTCTGTATTAACGGAAGCTGAGTTAGACTTATCTTATCGACACAACCGTTACTTAGCTGAAGAGATTGCAGAGCTGAACGATCAATCGTTACAGATTGAAAACGGCGGTACAGAGTGGGACGCTAAGACTAAACGTATAAAGAATGTAGGTACAGCTGTTGACAGTACGGATGCAGTAACGAAGGTATACTTAGATAACAAAGTTGCTCAGGTATCTACAGGTGCTACACAGCCTCCACTCAAGTGGGTATTCTCTGCTATATCCGGTACTAATAATACTTACACAGTTACAGGTGCTGAAGTCTTAGGAGATACAGCTTATGAAGTAAGTATCGACGGACTGATTAAAGAACCAACTGTTGAGTACACCGTAGACCCAAGTACTGATACACTTACTATCATACCTAACATGACAGGTAGTGAAGATATAGTTGTTATACAGCGTGGGTTTGGTGTGGCAATTGCAGGTACAGTGGGTACGAACTCTTTAGTGGATGGTAGCGTTACAAATGCTAAGTTAGCCAGTGGTGCTGTTACATCTGATAAGATAAGCACGACAGATACTAACTTCAATGTACAGTCAGGCGGTAATGTAGGTATTGGTACTGCGAGTCCTAGCGTTAAACTAGCTGTTAACGGTTCTATTGAAACACTTAAAGATAGACAGGCGGGCACACCAGAGGGAGGTCAGCTTATTTTACGAAGTCAAGACCCCAACGGTTACAGGTGGAATATAGATAACTTTTCTTTTGCTAACGGTACTGGAGGTAGTTTATTTAGGTTGTTTAAATCCGATGAATTGGACAGTCAAAACGGCGTTACTTATCTTACAATAGACCCTACTACGGGTTACGTAAACATAGGGGCAGGAACTACAGCTACACACGCACTAGACGTAACAGGTGACGTAAACATCACAGGTAACTACAAAGTAAATGGTACGAACTTACAGACTGTACCAACTGGAACAGTGTCTGCTTTTGCTGGTAGTGCTGCTCCTACTGGTTATGCGTTGTGCGACGGGTCGGCAGTTAATAGGACAGCTCAAGCTGCTTTGTTTTCTGTTATCGGAACGACTTACGGTATTGGTGACGGTTCTACTACGTTCAATCTTCCCGACCTTCGTGGACGAGTTGTTGCTGGATTGGGTGAGAGTTTATTAGGTTCAACTGCTGATACGCTTGGTGAAGATAATGGTGCGATTGATGATACAAAGGAACACCTCCTCACAGCCGCACAATCGGGACTACCCGAACACACGCACGGAGGGGGGAGTAGTAGCTCTAATACTAATGGTGCGGCGGGTGATCCGGCTTT